TCAGGCTTTGAAGATTTATTAGTTAGATCAAGAGGAACTATTACACAATTAATTAATAGTGCTGTAAATGAAAGAGGGAGTAAAAACTTAATCTAATGTCTGGTGCTTTTCCTATATCAACTGCTAAATTTGGAACTTTAGGAATAAAGTCAATTCAAAATACTATTATCTCAAAAACTGTTTCAGGTAAGAAACTTGCAAGACAAATAGACAATCAAAGATGGGCATTTTCAGTTCAAATTATTACAGCTAAAAGATCAGATGTTTATGGAGAGTTAATGGCATTTATAATTAAACAAAGATCAGGCAAAGAAAACTTTACAATTATCCCACCAGAAGTAGAAGATGCTAGAGGCACAGCAAGTGGTACTCCACATGGTACAGCAAGTGCTGGAGATACTTCAATTACATTAGGTGGTACAGGTACAGGCACATTAAAAGCTGGAGATATGATTAAATTTGCTAATCATTCTAAAGTTTATATGGTCGTTGCAGATCAATCAGATATTTCAACAGGAACTTTAACAATAGAGCCACCTTTAACAACAGCAGTTTCTTCTTCAGATATTCAATATGATAATGTTCCATTCACAGTACACTTAACAAATGATGTTCAAGAATTTGGTGTATCTGGTGCAGATAAAGATGGTAATTTATATTATGAGTATCAATTTGATGTTGAAGAATCCTTATAGATGAAATACAAAGTAAAATATTGGATTAGTGTTGATTTTTTAGCAGAAGAAATAATAGAAGCTGATGATTTTAATGCTCAATCCTTGAATCAAGGTAAGTATAGTGAGCCATCTAAAAATGCCACTTATACTGTCAATGATGCAATAAAAATTAATAGAAGAACATTTGAGGAATATGACGAGAAGCCTAACAACAGCAGTAAAGAACGAACTTCTAACAAATGATATTAGACCAATCCATCTTATCACTATTGGGTTCGCTACTCCTATTAACATTACTGATTGTTCTTTTCCATTAACTTCATCAGTATCAGGCTCATCAGTAACTTATAATTCTTCAGATCATTTATTAGGAATATCAGATTTTTCTGAACAAACAGATGTCAGTAAGTCTAGTATTAATTTAACTTTATCAGGTGCAGAACAATCATTTATATCAATCGTATTAAATGAAAATGTTATTAATGATACTGTTACTATTTACAGAGGATTATTAGCAGATGATAACACAATAGTTGATGACCCTTTTTTACTTTATAAAGGCAGTATAGAAAATTTTGAAATACAAGAAAAAGATACAACAAGCACATTATCGTTTTCTATCGTATCTCATTGGGCAGACTTTGATAAAAAGAATGGTCGTAAAACAAACAATACTTCTCAACAAAGATTCTTTAGTACAGATGTTGGAATGGATTTTAGTTCTGAAACAGCACAAGATATTAAATGGGGTAGAGAGTAATGCAAGATATTATTTCATTATATAGAAACTATCCAAAATACGATAATTTACATGATCTTGATTTACAACATCACATTAAACCAAGTATATTTTTAAACCAATATAAAAAACATTATCACAACGATACCTTAATTGGTTTTACTAATTGGGCTTATCTTTCTGATTATGCTTTTAATCATTTTAAAAAAACAGCTATTATAAATTACAAAGAATGGAACTCTGGAGATCATTTAGTATTTGTAGAATTTATTGCTACTAAGAATGTTAGAAATATTTTTAAATGGTGTGTTAATATGGCTAATAAATTTAAAGGAATTAAAGATAATTTTACTTGGTTAAGAGTAGAAGATAATCAAATTAAAAGAATGATAGTTAAGGAAATATAATGGGTGGATTTGTAAAAAGTGTAGTTAGTGTTGTTAGCAAAGTATCTAGTGTTTTTACAGGTGGAAACCCTTTAGTATCTTTAGGTGTATCTTTATTTTTAGGTTGGGCATTAAGACCAAAGACTCCTGAAATTCCTGATTTTGGAACTAATGAATTTGATGATTTTGAAAAAGGTATATTAGTTAATAAACAATCTAATGACGCAAACATTCCTGTTATATATGGAGAAAGACTTACAGGAGGAACTAGGGTATTTATAGAAACTTCTGGAACAGATAATACTTATCTTTATATGGCTATCGTTATGGCAGAAGGAGAGATAAACGATATAGAAGAAATAAGAGTAGATGACAAAGTAGTTACTTGGGCAAGTGCATTATCAGATGGAACAGAAGTAGAAGTTAATAGTTCTGATTCTAATTTTTATAAAGACTCAACAAGTTTAATTAGAGTAGAGCCACATTATGGAACTGATGGTCAATCAGCATCTAGTTTATTATCAACATTATCATCTTGGGGAAGTAATCATAAATTATCTGGTCTTTGTTATCTTGCAATTAGATTCAAATGGAATCAAGACGCATTTACAGGTATTCCAAAAGTACAAGCTAAAATTCAAGGTAAAAAAGTTAAAACATATAATGCAAGTTTAGTTGAACAAACTGCAAGTTATTCTACAAACCCAGCATGGTGTTTATTAGATTATTTAACTAATGCTAGATATGGAAAAGGATTAGCAGTTAGTGAAATAGATTTACAATCTTTTTATGATGCTTCACAAGTTTGTGTAACACAAGTAACACCTTATTCTGGTGGTAGTGATATTAATATATTTGATACGAATACTGCAATAGATACATCAAGAAGTATTTTAGACAATGTTAGAGAAATGTTAAAAGGTTGTAGAGGTTATCTTCCATACAATGCTGGTAAATATAATTTAATTATTGAAACAACAGGAACAGCATCTATTACATTAACAGAAGATAATATTATAGGTGGTTATTCTTTATCTACTCCAACAAAGAATGACAGATATAATAGAGTAATAGTTGGTTTTGTTAATCCTGATCGTAACTATCAAGTTGATGAAGTACAATTTCCTCCAATAGATGATTCTGGTTTGCCTAGTGCAGATCAACACGCAACAATGAAAACTGCTGACGGTGGATTCTTGCTAGAGGGTAGATTTACATTCTCTACATTAACTTCACAATACCAAGCTGAAGAAATGGCAGAAATAATACTTAGACGTAGTAGAGAAGCATTATCTTTAGGTATTAATGTTGATTTTAATGGTTATGATTTAGCTATTGGAGATATAGTTAATATTACACATTCAAGTATTGGTTTTTCTGCTAAACCTTTTAGAGTGATTGGAATTACTTTTAATCAAGATTTAACAGTAGGCTTATCATTGGTCGAATACCAAGCTAGTCATTATACTTGGGCGACCAAAGTACAAGCAACAACAGTACCAACTACTAACTTACCTAATCCATTTAATGTTCAACCACCAGCAAGTGTAACACTAGATGACCAATTAATTGAATACAATGATGGAACAGTTATTGTAGCTTTAGATGTTACTATTGGTGCAAGTCCAGATAGCTTTGTAGATTTTTACCAAGTAGAATATAAATTAAGTTCAGATTCAAATTATATTATTTACGCACAAGGTTCAGGATTAAATCATAGAGTCTTAAACGTAATTGACCAAAATACTTATGATGTAAGAGTTAAGGCAGTTTCAAGTTTAGGTACATCATCAACTTATGTAACAGCACAAAGAACAATCATTGGGGCTATTGAGCCACCACAAGATGTTGAAGATTTTTCTTGTAATGTTATTGGACAAGAGGCTCACTTATCTTGGACACAAATACCAGACTTAGACCTTGCTTATTATCAAATTAGATATTCAGCTTTAATAGATGGTTCAGCTACATGGTCAAACTCTGTATCTTTAGTTGAAAAAGTATCAAGACCAGCAACTTCAATTAATGTACCAGCAAGAATCGGCAGCTTTCTAATCAAAGCAGTTGATAAACTTGGAAACTTTAGTTCTAACGCAACAGCTATTATTTCTAATGTTACAGGAGTTTTAAATTTTAATGCAGTAGCAACTCAATCAGAACACCCTGACTTTACAGGAACTAAAACAAATGTAATTGAATCTGATAATACTTTAAAACTAGACTCATCAGAACTATTTGATTCAGCTAGTGGTTTATTTGATGATGGTACAGGATTATTTGAATCTGGTTTAACAAGTGCTGATTTATTTGCGTCAGGAACTTATGAGTTTGCAACACCTATTGATATTGGGGCAAAACATACTGCTAGAATTACAGCTTCTATAACTCAAACATCAGACAATTTAGATGATGTCTTTGATAGTAGAACAGGAAATTTTGACGATCAAAAATCTAACTTTGATGGAGATACACCAGCAAACTGTAATGCACATATTGAGATAGCAACCTCTGATGATAATATTACTTACACATCATTTAGAAATTTTACTATTGGAGATTATACTTTTCGTTATGCAAAATTTAGATTAGTTCTTATTTCAAATGATTTATCTTCAACTCCTGTTGTTTCAGAATTATCAGTAACTATTGATATGCCTGATAGAATATTTAGTGGTAATGATATTATATCTGGTGTTGCAACTAAAACTGTAACATTTACATTACCATTTAAATCTGTTAATTACGCAGTTGGAATTACAGCAGAAGATATGGCTACAGGAGATTATTTTATAGTTGAAAATAAAGCTGTTGATTCTTTTGATGTTACTTTTAAAAATTCATCAAATAGTGTAGTATCAAGAACATTCGATTAT